TGCAAGACGTGCTCTACGTCTGGGAACCGTCGGCGCGAAGCGAGGTCGGGCCAGGGCCCGGGCTGGTGGCCACGGCGCTGACCGAAGCCCGGCACGTGCTGGCAGCTCAGCAATACCAGGCGGCGTATTTCGAGCGCGGCGCGCTACGCCCGACCGTCTGGATGTTTCCGACACGCCCGACCGATGCCGAGCGCTCGCGGTTTGAGCAGTGGCTGCGCCAGATGCTTGGTGGGCTGCGCAATGCGTTTCGGCACGTCGCGCTGTCGCAGCAAGTCCAAACGCTCACCTTGGGCGACAAGCTGACCGACGTGCTGCACCCCGATCTCGTGCAGCGCGCTGCCGAAATGCTGCTCGTGAGTTTCGGCGTGCCGCAATCGCTCATCTTTGCCAGCGCGGCCAATTATGCGACCGCGCAACGCGATTACAAAACGTTTGTGCTGCTCACACTTTTGCCGCGTGCGCGCACGATTGCCGCAGCGCTGGCCAAGCACTACGTTGCGTCCAATCTCATCCTGCGCATCGATGAAACGCGCATCGATGCCGTACAGGAAGAGGAGCTGGCCAAGGCCGAGGCCATTCAGCGTCTCACCGGCCAGCCGGTCATGACGCTGGGCGAGGCGCGCGAGCGTCTCGACTTGCCGCCGCTTGCCGCACGCGACGAAGAGTACGCGCTGCTGCGCTTGCAGCAGCAACTGCGCGTGTTGGCGCAAGCCGTCGAGGCCGGTGTTTCGCAAGAGATCGCCCAGACGCTCGTCGCCCTGCCGACGCCACAACCATCATCGCAACCACCGGCGATGCCGCCCGCCGGTGAAACCGAGGCCACGCGGTCGGTTGAGGTGAAGCAGGTGTTTGACGCGGATGAAGAGGCGCTTCTGCCGCACGAGCGTGAGCTGTACCGCGCACTCGTGCGTGCAATGCGCGCACTCGAGCAAGACATCATCCGTGTGCTTACCGAGCAACAAACATCTGTCACGCCGGAGCTTGTGCGAACGCACCTGCTGCCTGCATTGCGCACGCGATTACTTCAGATTGCGTTTGAGACGGCATTAGGAACAGCTGACGCACTGCGTATCACGATGGACATCGTGGAGCTGTCGCCGGAGCTGCTGGCGTGGGAGATGGAGCACACGCAGCAGCTTGTCGATGAGCAGCTTGCTCCTGCAACCATTCGCTCCATTGAGCAAGCCGTCGCGGAGTGGCGCGCAACGCCTAACGCAGACCGCGACCAACTGATCGAGCTGATCAAGCCCGTTGTCTCTGCCCGTCGCGCCGAGACCATCGCGATCACGGCGGCGACCGAGGCGCAGACGGCAGGCGTGCGCGCAATGCAGCGCTATATGCGCGAAACGTATCAGCTTGAGTACGAAATGATCTGGGAGACGGCCAACGACGAGCGTGTTTGTCCGGTGTGCGGTGCGCTGCACGGCAAGCCGGAATCGGATTGGGGCGGACGCGCAGGCCCACCGGCCCATCCGCGCTGTCGGTGTGGGGTTAGGTTGCGGAGGAAAGCACCATGAACATTCGTGCGGATGTGCAACGGGCACAAGCAATGCTGGCCGACATCCTGCTGCCGGTGGTGCGCGCAGCGCTGGACGCAGCGGCGATTGCCGCGCACGGCCTGCTGGCCCAGTATCCGCCGCCCAGGCCGGGCCAGCGCTACCGGCGTACCGGTAATTTGCGCCAAAAACTTATCATCACGAAGCCCAACCCCGACACGGTTGTCGTCATCAACACCGCACGCTACGCGCGGTGGGTGTACGGGCCGCCGCAGGCGTGGGTACACCGTGGCCGCTGGGCGCATGTGAATGACGCAGCCGCCGAAGCGCGCAAGGCATTCATTGTGACGGTGCGAGAGCAACTCGAACGGAGGTCTCGATGATCGAGATGGATTGGTTGATTGCCGACGGGAGCAGCATCAAGCTTGCTGCCGATGGAACTATCGAAGGACTACTGGTCGTGTTCGGTAGCCCAGACCAGACCGATCTGGTCGGCGACTACTTCGACGCCGCGACCGATTTCGGCAAACTCCGCACGAGCGCGATCTGGCTCAATCACGCCATGCCGGTCAAAACAACGGCAGGCGTGATCCACATTGACGATCCAATCGGCGAGGCGGAGCTGGAGATCACCGACACCGGCGTGATCGTGCGCGGCTTGCTTGATGCCAAGTACCGCTATCTCGCCCAGATCGCGCCGGAGCTGGGCTGGTCGAGCGGGACGGCGGCGCATTTGGTGCGGCGCGTGCCCAAGTCGGCTACGGCAACGCACATTGTGCGCTGGCCGTTGGGGCTGGACGCAAGCATCACGCCGACACCTGCCGAGCCGCGCACGATGATCAAATCGCTGACATCGTTAACCCAATCGAGCGCACGCGCAACACCTGCCCGACAGCAGGTGTTGCGCGTGCGCATTGTCTGACACACAGCACACAGGAGGATGTATGACCACACCACAAGCCGTAGAAGTGACACTCGACAAAGCCGAGCTTGCGCAGCTTATTGCGCAGCAGCTCAAAAGCGACGTGCTGCAAGCCGTCAAGGCACAGCAGGTCGGCTATGCCGTTGACGCTCAGCCGGAGCCGTCAGAAACCGCGACGTTCGGCGACTTCCTCAAGTCCGTTGCGCGCAACGATACGCAACGTTTGCGCGCAATCTACAAGAGCGTCAAGGCGCTTGACGAGACAAGCGGTGCAAGCGGCGGCTATCTTGTACCGACGCAGTTTGAAACGCAAATCCGCGCCGTGGGCGAGACGATGCTGTTTGACCAGCTCGTGCAAGCCGGACGCGGGCCGCTCGTGTTGCGTACCGACGCGGCAGAATTGGCCTTACCCGTGCTGGAACAAGACCAGGTACCGGCAGCGGGCAGCTCGGCGATGATCGGCGGCGTGCGGCTGATCTGGCGCGAGCAGTCGCAGGACGTGACCGCAAGCGAGCCGACGTTCGAGCAGCGCATCTACCGCCCCTACCCCGCCGATGCGTATGTTGCCGCGAGCGTCGAGCTGCTGGCCGACGCGCCGCAGGCGCTAGAGACGTTTCTCACAACGCTGTTTGGCCGCGCCTACGCTACGCTCAAGATGCACGCGATCCTGCGCGGCACCGGCACGGCGCAGCCGCGAGGCATTGTCGATCATCCATCAACCATCAGCGTGACACGGGCAACCGGCGGCACGCAGTCGGAAAACGACACCAATACCGTGCTGGCCATGATGCAGCGGCTGTTGCCGAACAGCACCACCGCCGTGTTCCTTGCCCACCCCTTCTGGCGCTCGCGGCTGATGGCGATCCGGCTGGGAGAGACGCTGATGTACTCACCGAACGGCCAGGTGTTGAGCTACGGTGATACACTGTTCGGCATTCCGGTCGCGTACAGCGAGCACCTGCCTGCCGTCACCGATGCCGGATCGCTCATCCTTGCCGATTTAAGCTACTACGTGCTGGTGGAGCGAGCAGGGTTTAGCGTTGCATTCAGCGAGCACGCGCGCTTTTTGAAGCGCCAAGCCGTCTGGGTGTTCGGGTGTCGCATTGACGGCGCACCGATGCTCAACGCCCCGCTCACTCTTGCAGACGGCACCAATACCGTCAGTCCGTTTGTACAGGTTGCTGCTGGCGCGTAATGAAGGAGGAAGAGCCATGATTGATACAACCCATATCCAGCCACTTGCTCGCGTGTTCAACGCGAGCGTTGCGGCAACCACAACCCTGATGACCGTCAGCACGGCCAACGCGCACGCATTGCGTGTCGTCATCCACACCGGCACGCTGACCGGCACCGGCACGGCAACCATCCGTGTCTGGGCGAATACGCAAAACAATTTGACCGGCGCCGTGCAGGTGATCGAGACGGCGACGCTGGCCGCCGACAGCAGCTACGAGCTGTTGGTTTCCGCACCTGCGCTGATCACGGCCAAGCCCGGCGCAACGCATGCGCTGGTGCAGATCAACGTTTCCGGCACGCTGACCGCGCAAATTGCCGGGGAGGTCGCAGCCCTGCCTGCGCGCTCGGTACCGGCAGCACTACCGACAAACTGGACGCGGCTTGAAGCGTAGCGAAAGGAGCACGCATGAGCTATGCCACGCTCACGCAGCTCAAGGAGTATCTCGCCGTCAGCAGCGCGTCTGACGACGCGCTGCTGACCGACCTGCTCGCCCGCGCCACCGCCACCATCGATCAGCTCACCCGCACGACCTTTGCAGCACCGGCGGCAACGCCGCGTGAGTACGGGCGAGACGTAATGTGGTGGGATCATAAGTTGCGGCAGGATTGGTTGTTGTTACCGTCTGCGACGTACATTGCACAGCTCATCAGTGTGCTCGATGCCGACGCTGCCGTTATTCCGCTCACCGAGATCACGGTGTATCCGCCCGAACCGCCCTACACCGTGCTGATCCGAAAGGCAGCACGGTGGTGCGGCGAAACGCAGACGATCACCGTGACGGCGCGTTGGGGCTACAGTATTACGCCACCGGTGCCGATTGTGCACGCGACCGTTCGGCTGGCGGCGTGGATGTACCGGCAGCGCGGCGCGGCCAACGACCCCGACCGGCCCGTCGTCGCCGATCAGGGCATGGTGCTGTTGCCGTCGCAGCTTCCTGCCGACGTGCGCGAGCTGTTGGCGTCGTATCTGCCGGTGGTGTGAGGAGGGTGTGATGAGCACGTCACTCAACGCGCTGATTGCCGAGATTGTCGCGCTGCCGGTGCAGTACGATGGCGTAACGGTGCCGGTGGTGTACGAAGCGACCCAACCGGACTGGCTCGATCACGCCCAGCTTCCCGTGCGCGTCATTCCCGCCATCGACGGCGTGACGCTGCAACGCGCCACGATCTACACGCACGCGCGTGCGCCGCGTGCCGAGTGGCGGATTACCGATCTGTTACTCGTGCGCGATGTGGGGATGGGACGAGGTGTGCGCGACAGTGCCGCAGCACTGATTGCGTACATTGAGGATTACGTCGCCGCACTTCGGCTGCTTTGGCCGCAACGTGGCGATGTCAACGTGATGAGTGCCAGCGGGCAGATAACAATAATCAACTACGGCGAACGACGGTATGAAGGCGTTGTGATGACGCTGGACATCGCGCATATTGTGCGCTCGCCGAGTACGTAAGCAATAAATCATCGTACATACAGCACGACAGAAAGGAGCATGATATGTCGCATAGCGGCATTGCCACTGCGCGTTTTACCGGCAACGCGGCAGTGGAATACAGTTTTGACAACACGGCGTGGACGGCAGTCTCAAATGCGACCGTCAAGATCGACGACATTGAGCTGTCGCGCGCTACCGGCGAGGCGTATGTTCTCGGCAGCTCTGACTGGGCTGTGACCACCGTCGGCAAGCGCGAGCCAATAGAGATTACGCTTACGATCTTGTACGATACTGCCATTGCCGCATCCGCATTTTTTACGCAATTCCAATCTTCCAACCCACGCTGCGGGATCCGCTGGGCGCCGGAAGGATTGGTGAGCAACGCGGTTACGTTTGCCACCAGCACTGACGGCGGGGCGACGACGGGACTTGGCCACATTGTCGCATTCACGTTTTCGGCGCTCGATCCATCGGACGCAAATCCGTATGTCGTGATGGTGACGGTGCGTGCGCCGTCGCTGCGCCGGTACACGCTCGGCGCAAACCCGACCAACCTGAACGGATAGGAGACTGCTATGACCGATCTCAATCCTCTTGCCCGCGATGTTCAGCAACCGGATGACCGCGCATACGACGTGTCTGCCATCCGTGTAGACCGTCGTGCGCTGACCATCCGCGCCGCGCAAGACATCCTGAACCGTCCACTTTCACCGCTGGTAGTTGCGGAATTGGTACAACAAGCAGCAGGAGACATCATCGCGACGCTACCGATCCGGCTTCTCGGCGCCGTCTACAAGCACGTTATCCCACAGCTCTTGAGCGCAGACGATGAGATCATCGCGCAAATAACACGCTACACGCCGAATGTTGACGAAATCACGATTGGCCAGTATCACGAGTTACTGCGTGAAACTGGCCAGGGCATCCCATTGCCGACGGTAGCCATCGAAATCTTGCGTGCGGCATACGGCGATGACATCCTCGATCAGCCGTATGCAGCCGCAGCGCCGCTACTGAAGAAAGTCTTTGATCAGATCGAGCAGCAGGGAAACTGATCATGCGGCAGACGGCGGCTGCACTGCTGATAGGCAGTGCAGCGCCGTCTGCCTACACCGAGCTGGTGCTGTGTCGCGACATCTATCACTGCACGCCGCTTGAGCTTGACCGCATCCCCCTTGCGCGTGTCAAGCAGCACCTTGCCGCGCTCGCCGGTGAGCGCAGGGCGCAAGAGATTATGCGACAGCACGAGTTGCAACGGCTCAGGAGATCGCGATGAGCGATGTAACGATTACCATTACCGCCATTGACGACGCGACTGCCGCCATCAAGCGCGTCACGTCATCGCTGGACCGCATGGCCGAGCAAACCGTCCGCAGCGGCGGCGCGTTTCGTGCGCTGGAAGAGATTGCCGTCGGCGCACTGCGGCAGATCGGCGCAAGCGCGCTGTCGTTGGCCACGTCTGCTGTGGCCGGGCTTGCCGATCAGATCATCGGCAGCATCAACGTGGCCGGGCAGTTCGAGGCGGCCCTCAACCGCTTCGGCGCCGTCGCCGGAACGTCGCTGCATGAGGCCGGATTGTCGTTTGACAATGTTCGGCAGAAAGCGCTGGAACTCGGCCAGACTACGCAATACAGCGCGTCCGAGGCTTTGGCCGCGATGACGGAGTTGGTGAAGGGCGGGGTGGCGGTGGACGTGGTGATGGGCGAGGCCACGGCAGCAACGCTCGATCTTGCCGCAGCGTCCGGCATCGATCTGGCGCATGCGGCAACGATTGTCGCAAAGCAGCTCGGCGTCTGGGGCACAACCGGCGTGACGGCAGCCCAGGCCGCAGACCTGCTTGCCGCTGCCGCCAACGCCAGCACGGTAGACGTACACGAGCTGGCGTTGGGATTGGCCAACGTCGGCGGCACGGCCCGAACGGCAGGGCTGTCGTTTGAAGAGACCGTCCAGACGATGGCGCTGATCGCGCCGCTCTTCTCAAGTGCTGCCGACGCCGGTACCTCGCTCAAGACGTTTTTGGCGAACTTGATCCCAACGACCAAAGACGCAACGGAAATGATGATCGAACTCGGCCTGGCCACCGAGGACGGCAAGTCGAAGTTTTTTGACGCGAGTGGTCAATTTATCGGCATGGAGGCGACGGCGCGTCTGCTTGCCGAAGCCACGGCAGGGCTGAGCGAGGAACAGAAACTGCTTGCGCTGAATACGATTTTCGGCAGTGATGCTATCAGAGCCGCGTCTGCCATTGCTGAAGCAGGTGCGAGCGGGTATGTGGCGATGGGCGAGGCGATGGCGGCCACCGGCGGTGCGGCAGCAGCTGCGGCTGCGCAGCAGCAGGGCTATCAGTATGCGCTGGATCAAGTGAGTGCAGCAGTAGAGACACTGCAAGTCACTATCGGTACTGCGCTGCTGCCGATCATGACCGACGCTGCGTTGCGCACTGCCGACACGATCAATGCCATCACCGCATTTGCGCAGAGCATCCTCAATGCCGACGATCCGCTCTATGCGCTTGCCGACGCCTTCGGCATCAGCCGCGATACGATAAGCGCGCTATACGAGACCGTGCGCAGTGTCATTGGCGGTATCGTGCGTGCGTGGGAACAGATCGATCAGATTGTCGTACCGGCGACATCGCAGGCCTGGTCGGCCATTCTGAGCACGATTCAAACCGTCGGTACGGCAGTGATGGAGCTGATCAACAGCGTGGTGC